ATTCAAGGAGATAGACTGGATACATGCCAGAAGCGGTGCGCCGTCCTTAACGATGTCGCCAACGTCGGTGGTTGCGTTAACAACTTCACCCGGCTGTGCATCAAGAACAGTGTAGTTCGCAGCGTTGCCCAAGACAGTGGACTGTACCAAAGACGTTGCGCGGCCTTCGAAGCCGATTGTGCCGGTAACGATAGCGCCGGTAGCCACTTCAAGCGAGAAGGTCCCCGGAACCATGCCGTCCTGTTCCATGAACTGGTTCACGTCTTGGAACGCAGTTTCGATGGAGAAGAAGCGTTGCTGGATTGCAGTTTCATCGCCGGGGTTCTTAAGGTGAGAACCCTTGATGATAGCCGGTGATCCTGCTGCAACAACCGGAGGAACCGGAGTGACAGTCAGAAGGTCATCGGAAAGTGCGGTAACTGTGAATACGCCTGCTGCGCCTGCTGCACCACCAGAGAATGTTACGACAACAGCGTTCGCGTCCGCAGTATTTTCAACAACAGAACCGCCAGTTTGGTTCAAGTTGGTGATCGTAACAGTGTCAGTCAATGCGTCATGCGTTGCCTTAACGTTCACTGGGCTCAGTGTGCGATAACGAAGAGCATTGATTGCTTCCGCAAACGCCGCGCCATCTGTATCCGCATCAACACCAACAACAAAGTCGGTGCCTGCAACCAATTGAGCAGCGTTCACGCCGTCAGAAATTGTCACATCAAGCGTTGCAAGTGGGTTTGGATCAGTCAACGTGATAACAGCGTTTTCGTAGCCGAGACCATCAACGTAAATCTTTTGACCGATTTGGATTTGACCGGCTGCGATTGCCGCCGCAAATGGGTTGGTTGCGTTGCCGGAGATACCGGTAGCGCCCAAAGAAATGTTGGCGTCGTTGAGAACGATAACGTCGTTTGCGTCGAAGAGACGTGCACGCACAGTGCCCGCTTCCGGCACCAGTGTGGTCTCAACGAGGTTAACCTGTGTGTCAGAACCAGACAAAGCTGTCGAAGCAATGGAGAAGTAACCATTGTTTGCTGCGTTGACAAAGCCGTCGATTTTGACCCGGCGACCTGCTGTCAGGAAGCCAGTGATGTCAGAACCAGATACAGTGATTTGGTTGTTCGCTGTGATGGATACCGTGATACCCTTCCAGAAGTCCATAGTCATCGGACGACGTAAGGCGAACTTCACGGCTCGAACCTGTCGTCGGAGTCACACCGAAAGAGTTTTCTTCGATGTAACGAATCTGTGCGCGGTTTGCGTCAGCAAAGGCCAAAGGACGGTCTCCTTAATTGCGAGGGGAGGCACCGCCACCCGGATATATCTCATGAGAGGGTGAAAAAGAGTCACCCATGTGTCTGGCACCCTAGCCAATAATGGTCAGAAAGTCAAGCTGTCCAGACAAAACGGGTCAGGGTATAGCCGAATCATTTATTTGTCAATACGATCAAGGAAAATCCTTGAAATCGTAGCGGTAAGGGCACCGCATTTGTTGTTTGTGCTTGCCCCGAACTTCGCCCCGGTCAACAACTCCGGGGTCTTTGAATACAGCGTGCCCTTCTGTCGTGACGTTCATATTCAAACGCTTGTAAATCTTCCCCGCAAAATGCGCGATACGCTGTGCTTGTCCGGGTCCAATGTCTTTTGCGCTGAATGCGTCAACTTGGATGATCCCCACATTGCGAGACTTCGCATTGATGCCGACATTGATAGGCAAGACATCCTCAGAAGCGAGAATATGGATGACAGCATATTCTCCGGGCTCGAGCAACAAGCTCTTGAAGTGTGACGCCGAACATGCCTTGAGGCGAACGAGGGGTGAACGGCTCATAAGGCAATTCACCTGCTTCCAGCCCTCCAATATGTGGCGCATTGTTAACGATCCAGTACGTGGTGAACGGATCGTCGTATTTGACGTTAGCAAGTGTCGCCATTGCTACGGCTTCCGCAGTTCCGCGAAGGCGCTCAGAACCCACCGGTAGGCGGTTAGTGGGTTCTACAGGTTCGCGTCCGCCAGAAGGAGCCCCCGAAAAAGGCTGTCCAGAGGATGCCACATAGCTCATAACCGCTGCACCTGTGTGAACAGGCGTACGACGGATGAGCCGGATCATACCAGCTTCCATCAGCATTTTCATGCGGGCGCGGAACCGCTTTTCAAGGCGGTCGTAATACCGATCAAGTGACCGATTAAAACTGCGTCCATTGACGACTACAGACATTATGCCTCCGTGCGGCGCACATGCAGAATGTAGATACTCTCTCCGGGAACACCCATAAGGCGCTCGACATTGTACCATTCGCCGTGCGGATTTTGTCTTGTGGGCGAGGTTCAACAGGCAAATCCAAAGAAGCAATAATTGCTTTCTGGTCTGTGGTCGCAATGATTTCAGAATCCATTTCTTCAATCGTGAAGCGGGCCAAGACCATTGGAACGTTCGGATAATCGACTTCACCCGCAGTGTAAGTGCGTGTTGCAGTGTCGTAAGCAGCGTCTTCGTCTTTTGAAACGTACGTCTGGTTTGGGGCTAGACCATCAACTTGCCCCAGAATTTTCATGACGTTCTGCATTTGGTCTTTAAGCAGGCTCTCAAACATCAGCGCACAACCCGTCCAACGCGGAGTTTTCCTGTGATGACTTTGCCAAGTCCCCGAAGGATGTAACCAATGTTAACAGGAAGGAGATCAGAGCCAGATTTAGAATCCGAGCTACCGTCTTCAAAGAATTCGATTTCGACAACATCCGCTTTTACGCGCTTGATGCCTTCGGGCAAATTGCTGCTTTGTCCACCCGATGCTGCCGCATCGTTATTGATCAAAAATACAGACGCCTCAGCGACCGCTTGCTTAAGCTGATCAGGAATCTCATCTTCATTGATGATGCAACCATCCCGATCATAGACGCCGCACCGAGGCCAGCGAAGTCCGCTGGTCTTCACAGATTTGTATCCGTTCCAGTCAATGTAGTCATCGAGATACCCTGATGCCCACACCAAGAACGTGTCTTTTTGGGTCGCGTCAAGGGCCGACCACGCTGTAAACGCGGTCGGGTTGACACAAAGAATTGCCTCAGCTTCGGTAGCTGTCAGATATGAATTGGCATTGGACAGGCCCGTGCCGTCCTCAACTACCAGTGTTACAGCCATTAGGCCTCCTTACCTGCCAGAAACGCAGGGGGATTAGAATGAAAATCTTGAGCCTCATCCTTATCATAATTTGCTGTATCAGACAAGTTGCGGCGGTTGAAGGCCATGACCCACTGGCGTGCTTGGCGGGAACGCACAACGTCGTCTTCACCAAATTCAATAATGCCTACGCCCTCCATCCATGGAGACCGTGCCATTTGAACAACCTCAGCGAGGCCGCTGTTGTGAATGCGTGACTGACGGATGTCCCCACAAAGGGTCATATTCAGCCCCTCACCCTGACGGGTGAGAGTGATGTACAGGTCATCAAGATCAAGGTTTTCAGCTTCATCAATGATGCAGGCGGCATCTTTAAAGGTGCGTCCTTGCATGAATTCGTAAGGGACTTCTTCGATGCGCTTTTCACGGCGCAGGCGATCAAATTCAGAAGGTGCCATTGCATCTTTGATGCCTTCAAAGATCGGGACAAGCCACGGTGCAGTCTTTTCTTCAAGCGTTCCCGGCAAGTAACCGTTCTTGTGCTTAGACTTAGCGACGTTTGGACGCGCTACGTAAAGCTTAGAAATTTGTCCCGTTGCCAACATATTCCCGTAGAAACGAGAAGGGACGTAGGTTTTACCTACACCTGCGGGACCAATTGCGAACGTGAGTTCGTTGTCTTCAAGACTTTCAATATAGTCAGCTTGGTGCTGGTTACGAGGCTCAAGCGGCTTTGGGTTGCGCTTGGCTTGGCGAGCTTGCTTTTCAGCTTTGCGTTGCATACGACGTGTGGCTTTTGGACTAACTCCTTCTTGGTTGTTATCTTGGCTGTAGAAATTGTCTTCAACCATGTCCGTCTCCGAGGTTAAGCTCACCACAGGGCACACCTATACCTGTCTCTTATAC